TGCTGTCTTTACGAATTTGGCTGGAAATGCAAAACACGTAATGTCTACTGGCGTAGCCTTAATTGCTATTGGCGCTGCAATGAAAATCTTTGCTTCCGCTGTAAAAGATTTTGGTCAATTACAGTGGGATGAAATCGGCAGAGGTTTAACTGCTATGGGCGGCGCACTTGCAGAGGTAGCTATTGCTGTTAATCTGATGCCGAAGAACATGATCGGTATTGGAACTGGGCTCGTTATCGTCGGCGGCGCACTTGAAATCATTGCAAACTGTATTAGTAAATTCGGAGGTATGCAGTGGGAAGAGATCGGTAGAGGTCTTACCGTCATGGGTGGGGCCTTAGCTGAGTTGGCTATCAGTCTCAATTTCATGAAAGGTACGCTTGGTGGATCAGCAGCATTGTTGGTTGCGTCCGGAGCCTTAGCTGTTCTTGCGCCGGTACTCAGTATTTTGGGAGCGTTATCGTGGGAAGCGATTGCGAAAGGACTTATTTCTATTGCCGGAGCATTCACAATTATCGGCGTAGCAGGCGCGGTACTTACACCATTGGTTCCGACTATTCTGGCATTATCGGGAGCGTTTGCATTGATTGGTGTTGGGGTTCTTACAATCGGAGCGGGTTTACTTGCAGCTGGCACAGGACTTTCGGCACTTGCTATCGGATTTACAGCGCTGGCAACTGCTGGTGCCGCTGGAGCGACTGCAATCGTAGCAGCACTGACAGTTATCGTTACTGGTATCGCTGGCTTAATTCCGGCTGTTCTTACAAAAGTCGGAGAAGGAATTATCGCAATCTGCAAAGTTATTGCTGCCGGAGCGCCAGCTATTGGTGAAGCTGTAAAGGCAGTTGTCTTAACGCTGATCGATGTTTTCGTATCCTGTGTACCGCAGCTGGCAGACGGAGCTTTACAATTAGTGGTTGGTGTATTAGCGGCTCTGGTTACTTATACGCCTCAAATTGTAGATCTAGCTTTCAAATTCCTTATTGGAATTTTAGATGGTATTGCTAGTAATCTGCCGTCACTGATTAAAGCTGGTGTCGATGTACTCGTAGCATTTTTCGCTGGTATCGTCGATGCACTGAGAGGAATCGATACTGGAGCTTTGCTAAAAGGAATTGCCGGAATCGGTCTGTTATCAGCTATTATGCTTGCTCTTAGTGCAACAGCATCGCTTGTTCCAGGAGCAATGGTTGGAATCCTTGGTATGGGTGCGGTTGTTGCTGAGATGGCGTTAGTGCTTGCAGCCGTCGGACTCTTATCGAAACTTCCAGGACTTTCTTGGCTTATCGGAGAAGGTGGAAAGCTTTTACAGGGAATCGGAACGGCAATCGGTCAGTTCGTTGGTGGAATCGTCGGCGGATTTATGAGCGGTGTGTCGAGTCAGTTCCCGCAAATTGGAGCTGATTTATCCACTTTTATGAATAATGTTCAGCCGTTTTTACAGGGAGCTAGTCAGATTCAGCCATCTATGATGGACGGAGTAAAGGCATTAGCCGAGACTGTGCTTATTCTGACAGCGGCTGATATTTTACAGGGATTGACTTCTTGGCTTACAGGAGGATCGTCTTTATCTAAGTTCGGAG